AATCAAATCGGACAGCCCACCATTCTCCTTTCCACCATTCAACACTATGTCCCCCCTAAAGTCCAAGAGGAACTCCGCTCCAAGCCCATTCAAATTCCCTTTCGTCGTCAATTTGAAAACAACTTTACATTTGGGGAACTCGACTACATTCCTCTAGATAAGGGCGGAACTGCGGCATGTACGCGCCGCCTCGATGGTCGGCATCCTACTGAAAAGATCTTCTGGTTTTTCCGAAATTATAATTCGCTTGATAACAATCGCCTGGATGACTTTTATAATGACTATTTTGACTCTCATCCGCCATCTGCTACACAGCCCTATACGACCCCTTATGGTGAGCATTATTATCGGATGAAGCTCGTCATTGCTGGAAAAGACCGTGAATTGCTCCATGAACCCTTTTTATGGGGTCCCATTTGTCAGTTGGCAAAAGACGAGAAAGCAAGCGGCAAACAAATCGGAGAAATGAAATGGTCTACTGGCGCACAATATGGTACGATTTATCCCGCCCCGCGTCAGCCTGAAGGGACCGTGAATTTTACAACCGCGGATCGTCCCACACTGTATTTGGAATTGGCGAATATTACATCGAATCCAACACTCGCACAGCGTAAATCCGAATTTCGCGTGTTTACCGAGGGGTGGGATGTGTATGAAGTGAAAGAAGGTCGTGGGCGTCTTTTATTTGCAAACTAATAACTTAGTAGTGGAATGTGTACGGTGCTTCGACATACCATCAAGAGCATTCCTAAGGTGGAGGATTCTATTTGCGTCGGCATTCTTACCCTCCCTCATTCTCGCAAACATTCGCGTAAAACAAAGCATGGGCATATCATGAAATCCTATGTGGATTGGTTTGAATCACAGGGAGTGAAGGTCATTCCCGTCCCATATGATACCATGCATCATGATGCCTATTTTCACATGATCAATGGTCTATTTATTCCAGGAACGGACAAGGGATTTGATGTCATGAATAAAACACTTGTCAAAACGGTGACGCGTTTTTTTGAATTATCTCTGCAGCCTGGTGAATACTTCCCCATTTGGGGAACCTGTTTTGGATTTCAACTTCTGACCATGCTGGTAAGTGGCAATACGACCCTTCAGCGATATGAGGCAGACGGGCGTTTCCCAATTAAGATTACGAAGGATGGAAAACGATCGCGTATGATGCATGGCTTTTCCAAACCATATCGCTCTTATTTGGAGAACTCTTTATCCACCCTACAATATCACGATTATGGCATTTCTCCTACTGATTTCCTGGCAAATGCTCATTTACGCCGATTCTATCGCATTTTGGCAACTGCGTTGGATCATCAGGGGCGCGAATATGTGGCGGCCATCGAGGGAAAATATTATCCCATTTATGGGGTTCAAGGCCATCCTGAACGGCAGAAACGGAGCGCACCCTTTTTATCCTTTTTCATTTCTGAACTACAAAAGAATACTCATTATACATGTGCCCCTTTTATGCGGTCCATTTACACGGCTCATAAATGTGCCGATGACAAGGAGCGAAATGCTCTGTGCTATTTCTTTTAGAATTCCTATGATTTGTTTATTGGAAACAAACCATATAAATTAAAGTTGTTTTACTGTTTAAATCCACCCTTAATCCACTCTGCAACCTTCATGGTATCGGAAGATTGGAAAATGGGTTGTGGAACACCATTTACAATGGCGAGAAATGCGGGAATTGACTTTACACCACAATAACCTGGTGTATAATCATTTTCATCAAGGTCACATTCGTACCACTTGATATCAGAATGAAGACCAAGAAGAAGAGTAGTATCAATGCGCTTACATGGGCCACACCATGTAGCAGTAAACTTAATGATAACAATAGGATCATGCGGCATATTCTTTTGAATCAGGCTTTCGAAAAACTCCTGGCTCGGGAGGGCGGTCATCGTGTGGTGCGACATGTTTCTTGGATCGATAATAGGTTGCAACAAAGCCAGACAGGGCAATGAGGGCAATGGTTCCTAATAGTGTATAGGGCAGGATATTTAAGCTACTAGTTTCCCCGCCGCCTCCCTGGGATTTATCTTCTGCTTTGGCTTCAACAATACCTTTTTTCATATCCTTAATGGTTGGAACAGGATTCGGTACCGAACTCTCTGATAGAACCTTTCCAACACTGCCAATGGCATTTACAATACCAACACCCAAATCAAGTGTTTTAGAGGCGGCCTCCATCGCACTATTGAATCCCTCTGCGGCAGTATTAATTGGTTTCAGAAGCGTACCCAGCACAGAGGCAGGATCAATCAATGAGCCAAAAATGCTCCAACCACCACCTGCTGATCCAAAATAAGACGCATATTGATTGACAACCGACGGCGTATCGGTAAAGAACCGAAATAACTTATAAATCCACCAGCCAAATGCGATCGGCGAGCCAATGATACTAATGAGAAAGAGTAGCCGCATGATTCCACTCTCACGATCCCCTACCAAAAAGGAATCAAGGCCAAATAGACCTCCCATAAATAAGCACAGTGCATAAACGAAAAAATTAGAATGTTTTGAGCCTGGCTCATCTTTTGCCAAGACACCCATCGCCACACGCTTATCAGGAAATCCTGGTAAGCCTACGCCATATACTTTAATGACATCCTTACTGGAAAATGCCTGGATAATATCATAGGCATACCAAATGCCAAAAAATAAGGAATTGACAATCAATTTCCCGAGAAATGTCCATGGCGAGCGCAAATATAAATGATCGAGTCCAAACCATCCTCCCAATACCGCTAATACAATAAACCAGTCATATGATAAAAATGCACCTTCCGTACTAGATCCACTGGATGCATTTGGATTCATATATCCTTTGAGCCATGCCTGTAAATCGGATTCATTAGGGGGTTGGCGACCTTTTTCTTTGTCGGCTACTTCCTTTTTTGCCTTTTCCTCTTTTTCCTTTGCTTCCTTTGCTTCCTGTTTTTCCCTTTCCACTTTTTCCTTTGCTCTATTCGCTTCTACAGAGTTAATAAGTGGTAGTGGAGGAGCAGACGCTGGTGTTGTTTGTGCCTTTAGAGGAGTCGTACCTTGTTGTGCCGCTGGTGTCGTACCGTCCTGGCTCATTACTGTCTATTGTGACTTTTTTGCATCATCTTTTACACCAATCTTTTTTACCTTTAAATCGTGAAGAGGAGACCACCGAACCCATTAATGACACGAAACACATTGTAATTGTGCGCATATACCACAATGTGGCACGCGCCACGCTGCTTACACGGCGGCAGAATGACCGTCGGATCAGGCGGAACGGTGAGAGCCTGATTGCTTAGAATCGGGTTCATTTGAATTTGCCAGACAATGCTATCAATTCGGCTTGCATTCATCGTTCCCGTAGGCTGCGAATCCTCAGGTCGAAGGGCAAACGAATAGTTATAGATAAACGAATCGACCGGAGTGGTCGTGTGGTGCTCATAGGGCTGTTGCAGTCGAAAATATTGTGGTGATCGATAGGCAAATCGGTCATATCCATCCAACTGTAGCTTAGCAGTGGAAATCAGATCCAGGCGAGCAGCGGGTGAATTACTGTTAATATAATTATTCAGAAATGGAATCGAAAACAATTCGGTATAGGGCAAACTACTATAATTAAACCACTCATTGCGATCCATCATGATATCGCGTTGTACCACAAACATGAATTCTTTGATCGGATGATTAAATTCGATTGAAATGGTGGCTGTCGTCTGCTGCGCGGTAACGGAATAAGGTGGCGTATATTGCACTTGTTCGATAATGTATTCATGCGAATTGCTGACAAATCGGCGCCGCTCCTCCACATCCAAAAACACATAATCTCCCCACAACATCATATTCACAATCTGCGAGGTACAGTCCACCTGTGTCGAACAGGCAGGTGGTGCAATGGGTACCGATGGTATCGTATTGTCCGTTGGGCAATTATTGGCAGGAGATGGAACCCAAAAGAGCTGCTGTAAAGGGCGAAGCGTAATATTAATTCGAATGGGACTATACTGTAAGGCAAGAAGTGGTAAATAGAGGCCTGGATTACTGCAAAAGTAGAACTGGAGTGGGATCAAGAGTCGCAGACCTTCTGTATTGGTAGCAGGCCAAATTCGCACACCCGCCGGATTATAGGGATCTTCCACACGACCAATCATTTCATTGAGTGCCTCCCGCTGCCCTGCGGGTGTGGTAAGCTGCGTCCAAATCTCCATCCATTCACCCGTTTGGCGATCAATCTCTTGCTCTCCCACTTCAAAGGTAATCTCCTGAATGAGTGCATGTCCAATTGCATTGGTATAGGAGAGAACCGTCCCTGATGCATCATTTGCACGAAGCTGGGGAAGCGTTACATCCAAATAGACCCGTCCCAATAAGTCGCCACGACGCGGAATCAGACAGGTGATGCGCTGACCGAAATTTGGGGTACCATCGAAATACATCGCCTGGGATTCTGTGGCAAAATTGGTATGACGGCGATACACCATTTTAAAAAAACTGATTTGAGGGTTTCCCGTTAGAAACAAATCCTGTTTTCCTGTGGCGACAAGTTGTAATAATCCACCACCTGCTGGCATCCTGTTAGTTGTTCCGGATATTTAAGATGGGAGCAATTTGCGCGCCCATTGATTCTCATATTTTCATTCTGGTATTGTTCCCATGAATGGTGGTTCTGTTATGCAAGCACGATAGGAATCTTCCACCAAGACCCATTAATCTGAATGAGAAAGGAAGAAGTTGCTGGGTCTGTAAAGGTAGAGAGCGTGGCGGCTGGTAGTGACAGGTTTGAAACGGAGAGCTGATCCACTTGGATCTGAGATGCTTGGATTGAAGTAACAGTTAGAGTCGATGCGACCTGTAAGTCTTGGGATAGACTAACAAGTGGTGTAGTAATTGTAAATTCCGTATCAGCCGATAGAGCAACAGTATTCAGACTGCTGAAGAATACTTCATTTCCTTCCATGACAATGGTACTCGCTGTTACAGTGATTGTCTGGGTATCATCTGTAAGAAGTGGCTGAATGGCGGAAAGATACACCGTATTAGAGGCCATATCTTCACTCAGTAGTGGTGTAGCAAAAACACTCATTGCGCTCGCAGGCGGTGCCGAAGAGAATATTGTATTTACTGCTGGTACATTTACCAAAAAATTATTAATGCTTGCAGTCACATTACCTACATTTTGATTATTTAGAGGATTACGCCGATATTTGCGTTGATGTTCATACGATTCCGAATGAAATTGATCCATAGTGTAGTCTCCTTTTCTTTCTTTATGTTATTAATATAAAGAAAAAATAACTCAACCAGTAGAATGAGTTCCTATCGTGACACCTCTCGGTTTTATATGCCCTATGAGTCGGATGACACGGGCGATGATACGGGGGATGACACAGGGGATGACACAGGGGATGACACAGGCAATGACACGGGTAATAATACCGAAGAGGAGCTTGATGAATACAATAATCAATTAGACAATCAGGCGCCATTAGCACAACTCAATCGAGAAGTTCAACGACAGGACACACAGATTAAAAAAGGCTTTGATCCGCGTATTCTTCGTGAATATGATCCGCGTTATGCCATTCATGCTACGGCTGGGCCCAATTTACCAACACGAATAGATCGGCTCAAATATAGAAAACATGAATCATGGTCAGAATGGGACTCTTCTACGAATATCAGCTCCTTGAATGGATACACCTATATGGCGCCGCCCAAAACAACTAAAACCAGTTTGATCACCATTAAATCAACGAATCGTGATCTTCAAGTCTATCCCAGTTCCTACAACTTTCAAGTCAAACTTCCGCGTGTCTATAAAAAAGTGGTTAAATTTCAATTTGTTCAAATAAGTTTTCCAAAAGCAAACAATACAACAGGTATTGATGCTTTTGTTTATGATGCATTAAGTACACAATTTCAAAAGGATGGTATTCGAGATGAATGTATTGAGTGTTGTTTGCAAACTATCAATTGCACCACTGCGATGAATAGCGTCGGTCTAATGGAACAAGGTCGCACAACATCTTCAGGTATTCCACTTCTTGTTACCCTATCTGTACCTGATGGAGCATATAACAATACACAACTTGCCGAAGAACTAACCTTTCAGGCAAATAATACTCCACCTCTGAATTTGATTTCCTATCCTGCTTTTCGCGATGCATTTATGAATACGCGCGACATATCGATCTTGTTTAATGAGCCTGGTCATACCTTTTCCTCTAAATGTACTTCACAGCGATATGGAATGCATACCAAAGAGCATATTATGAATACTTATTATACACAGCAGCATATTGATCGATTTTTCGAAATTACCGAGAAGATTGCATTTGTTGCTTATTATTTTCCAATCCTAAAGGAATTGATCGCTACACGGCGGGCTGAACCCTTTCTTCAATTCGCGGACATGTCATTTTTGGAGGTTTCCCATGCCGTCATAGGGTCATTTCGAGGATTGGATGATCCGCTCTATTTTTCCCTATGTGATACCAATCAATATGTGTTGGATGCCTATCGTAAATATTTAACATTTGAATTACGAAATATTAATCAATACAATATTTCCTATAAAACAAATAAATTCTCAATTGTTCATGATACACTGCATCCCTCTATTACACGGGATCTAACAAAGTCACATCAAAGTTTTCTCAACCAAGAGCTATCAGTAAGGAAACTTAATTCAAATTCATTCAAGACCTTGAAATCAAATTCCATCGGCTATGTATCCATTTTACGACATTTGGAATCGAATCTTAGCAGCATTATGGGAACCTATCATTTTGCAACAGGCTATCGCTATTTGGGTGGCATGGATCATATGACAGACGAATGTGCATTTCATGCCATTACTGATTTGCACGAAGATCCTGATTTTACAACGATGTTTTCCTATACCAGTACAATTGGGCGCATTTATGGAAATTATGCGGGGCAACGAATGGCATTTACAAATTTTCTCGATTATCATAGCACACTGTCGAGTTATTACCAAATTGTTCAAAGTACAAATAATGTCATTCAATCAGTTCAGCAGCAGACGCAACAGGATTTTCACTCCTATGTTTCCTCAAAATATGCGGGAATCTTACCAGATTCAATGATTGCCAATCAATCCTATACCGCTCAACAGGGACTACCTGTTTCATTTGTGGGAAATCAATATGTATACTTTCCAGGGATTTTACCCTCACAGATTCGTCCCATGGAATCAGTAAATATGCTTAGCGATATTACAAGTACTTGTAGCAGTTGTCAAACTGAATGTTGCAATGAAATTACAAAACTGGTGTATGCATGGTATTCCTGTATTCCTGTTGAAACAAATATTCAAACGATTTTTTTCCGTCTTGGTATTAATCGTTTTCCCGCTGGTGGATTTAACATTGTGAGTACATTTACGACAGTGGTTTCTACTGCCTTTCAGAATTACTTAATTTCTATCAACGATGAACAGGGATTTAATAATATGGATATTTCTATGAATGAAAACTATACGATTAGTAATGAAACAACGGGTCAAGTGAAATACATTTGTGCAAAAGTACTAATGGCAAATGTAGATAATACAAATCAATCACAGGCTCTTATTCAAAATCCCATTGTGTTCGATCAGCCTCTTGGTAAATTAGATCGGTTGAGTTTTAAAATCTATTTTGATGACGCGGCAGTTACACCTGCATGGCTCTATATTCCATCCTATTTGGATATTAATGAGTGGAATGCGACCTTTCAAATTGAAGAAGAGATCGGATATGCCAATGTGGATGCAGGATGGGGAGAAACACCTACCATTCCCATTCCCTCTAATCCAGATGCAATGCAATATCTTTATTTGAAACCTGAAGGTAATACGACAGTATCTAATACAACTACACGAGATGCCAGTTTATTTTTTATCGATTCTCCTTTTATCGATTCT